GAGGTCCATACGGTCCATCTTCATATTCTACAGTGTAATTACGTTTTTCAGCGAACTCTTTAACATAAGGTAGAAGGCCAACCGGTAATTCATAATTAGCTGCGTTAAACAGTCTAACCTTACCATCCCAACACCGGTTCCGAAATAAGGGCATAAATTTGTATCCAGGAACAAAGAATGAAAAGAAATCACTCAGTTCCATTGCTATACTACTATCACATCCTATAAGAAGAAATGCTTCATTCTTCTTTTGTATTAAAATTCTATCCACCAGCTTGAAACATCTTCCATTTTATAATATTACTAATTGTCTGATGGCGCCATCTCAATGTATCAACTATTTCTGTTAAAGTTTCAACAATAGTTTTAAAATATACTACTTTTTCTTCGCTCTGCTGTATATCTATATCCGAATCATAATAGCGATTCATATCGCCTTTCATAATCTTCATTCCACGAAATGGATCAAATTCCCACCCAGTTTCTTTAAGCTCATCTTCAGTCATCTTTCCATTATAATAGAGCCATTTATCTTTAAGTAGAATTTTCTGATTGAGTTCAGTCTTTTTTAATTTAAGTTTAGTAACAGATAGCATTTCTAGATATTTAGCGTGTAGTTTAACTACCTCGACTGAGCTTGTATCTAAATGGTTATCATCAATTACACTATCTTTTTTCCACATTTCGAGTATATTTTCAAGTGTTAACAAATCATCTCTCCATAATATAAAAGTATATATACGTTAAGTTATAACGAAATATTCGGCCCTAAACGATGCATTAAAATTAACTTGAGCTGCTTCTGAAGAGCTTGAAGAAAAGCTAAGAGACCCTATTGATGTAGGTACACAGTCGATATATTTAATCGTTTTAACAACTTTATTAGAATTCGTCATTAGTAATACACTAATATCTGCTTCATGACTAACTTTATTTAAAGGTACTATATCAGTAGTAGTATTACTTCTACCTTCAGTTAATAATTCTACCCAATTATACATTTCAATATATGAAGTCATATTTTCATCAACTATAATTTCAAATTGTAATTCATCGATAGTTAGTGTATCACCTGGTAAACCTATAGTAGAAATTCTTTTATATGCTAACGGTGCGGAAGATAGTGTTACGCCTGGATGTTGAAAACCTTGCGCAAAAAATTCTAAATTAGCAAACTGTTTTCTATCAACTATCACTTTAAATTGTGTACTCTGTAGAAAATTTATGTTAGATGTTAGCATTGCCATTATAAACTCCTCTGTTAAAGCTATTTATACATAAAAAAAACCTCAGGACTTATAGGAGCTATCCCTGCCTGAGGTTACAAATACATGTTATGTATTTTATGGTCTAAACATAACTTTTACTACATTTCCATTTGGGTCGAACATCGTACTTACACTTGTTCTATCTCCTCCATGGCTTCTTTTCCTAAAGGTTCTACATTTCCACCAATCTTCAGCTTCTTCACGAGTATCACAATTAACCGAACTCCATTCTAATTGAGGATCGTTTACAGCTTCTGGATTCGGTTTATTCCACTGTCCTCTAACTTCCCACATATCATGATTTCCTATCATTTAAAATTGTTACAATAGTAGTTACTACTATAAAGACTGCATAAGCTGCAGATGCGAATACTATGCCAATGAGCGCGATTTCAATCATAATCTAATCTAACAAACAAACCCATTGTTCATGAATGAACTTTGCTTCGAGTGTACCACCATGACCAAACGGGCTTTTGATGATAGCATGGGGGCGGCCATCTTCTCGCATTCCCAATTCTACGAATTCACATTTATGATAGCTAGTTTCTACCATTGGCCCGATAAACATAACTAGCCGATCGATGTTGGTGCATGTTCCAATGCTTTCAAAATCTTTCATTATAGTATTCCTTTCTATTTTACTTTTACTAGTGTTCTATTGTGAAGGCATTGGATATTATATCCGCCAGCTAAGATAGTGTCAATAGTAACTAATTTTTCACCTTTGTTAGTATTAACTTTGAAGAAACCGTGATAACCATCGGATGTTGAAGCAACGTCTGAAGAAAGAACTTCAGTAATATTAGCTTCGGTTAATTTTTTCGTAATTTTAATATTACGAGCCTTAATAGTCCCTTGGCAATTTTTAGTCATCATTTCAGCGATATACGTTGAACCAGTTTCATCAATCCTAGTATACCAAGTTTTGCCACCACAAACACTCCACATTGCTTCATAAAATCCCCAGTCATTATTACCCCAATTTGTAGCATCTTCATTTGTATGACCCAATGTTGGACGACCATAATAGTTAGCTTTTCTGAATTCGGCTAAAGCAACTTTTCTTCCTTGAGCCCAATCGATTTGACCAGTAATAAACTTTTCGTCGATATCTTTGAATACATTTCCGAGAGCTTCGGTGATGATATTGAAGTTGTTCATTAGTATCTCCTTTTCTTGATACTAGTCTACCATACTTTAAACCGATTGTACACCCCTAAAATGCATTTAATTGAAAAAAAGTGAAAAAAAAAGCCCCACCGAAGTGGGGCCTAGTTGGAAGGTTAAACCTTCTCTTATTTTTATATCGTTAAGATATCTTATGCGTCGAGGATAGAGTCAACACGGAAGATTCTGTAGTACTGGTTGCTCTTTGCAGTTGCAAGACCATCAAAAGGAGTTGCACCAACAAATGGATTTGATACCATGCCATAACGAGTTTTGAACCCGATACGTGGTTGGAAATCATTCTCACCAACGGCGCGGACCATAGTCAGCGGTACGTATGGGCAATAGAACAGACCTGCGTCATAAGCATTGGTACCTTTATAGCCAACATTTACATAATCCACAGTTGCATATGGATCAATATAGACTTTGGTACGTCCGTTAAGAACACCAGCAAAAGTATTGCCAGTATCATCAACTGTCAAGTTAGTAGACATGGCTGGAGCATAATCCAACATGCCAGTTGCAGACAAGCAAGAAGCTACATCAGAAGAAGTAATGATGAAGTTACCACGACCTCTACGAGTATCTTTTGCAATCTGGTTAGCTTCACGTTCGATCTGAACCATCAGACCTTTAAAACGCTCTACACTCCAACGTCCGTCAGCATCATCTTTCATGCTGAAGATACCATTGACCGCAGTCTGAGAAGTAGAAGCACCAGTTTTAGCTTGGCTATTAATGGTACGGATTACTTCACGATTGATTTCCGCAAGGATTTCAGTTGAAAGAATGTTGGCCAGTTCGCTTTCAGCGTCCAGTCCGTGAATTGCTTTCAGATCCTGTGCGAGTTCAAGCGAATATTCTGCTTTCAATGCACGTGTTTTGGCCGATACAGTTGCTTTCTCAATGGTGAAACCCATTTCGTTGAAAGCAGAGTTAGGACCAGCACCAGTAGTACCAAGACCTTCACCATTTGGTGATGTCATGCCGCCTTGAACACGAGTATTATCAGTAACTCGCTCTTCATCGATAGTACCGTTAGCACCAGTGTCTGTAACACCGCCAAGACCGGAACCATCAACATCCATAGTACCGGAAGCAGAATCACCAGAGAACTTAGTATCAGCTTCGTTGAACAGAGCTTCTGTCGAAGAAGTTGCACCAGCACCGTAACGTGACTTCATTGCAAAGATCAGGCCAGTTGGACCGGTCATTGGCTGAACACCACAGACGTCATATGCCATCATGTTAGGCATTGCACGACGTACGAGAGAAATAAGGATTGGATCCCATTTGTCGATAGAACCAGTATTACTACCTGGAGCATCTTCGGTCAAATAACCAGCTTGAGCAGAACGAGCTTCTTGCAAAGCTTTTTCTTGGTTCTCAAGAACAACAGCAGTCACTGACTTCCTGTAGCTATCTTCGATTTTACCAGCTGATTCTTCGTTCAGTACTGGTGCCCACTTTTCAGTAAGCGATTTGTATGTATTAGTCATTCATTTGACTCCTTAGTATTAGTTATTAGAACGAATTGCAGTTAGATAATGATCCATCCGTGCTGTATTTTCTACTGTATCTTCACCATCATCATACTCTTCAGTAAGAGCAGTCATAGTAACGGCTTCTTCTGTTTCGTATGTTGGAGTGTCTGAAAAATAAGACTCAACGAGAGTACCTACTTTGGCAGTAAAAATTTCAACAGATTCAAAATCAATAGATTCTGCAAGTCTTTTTAGTTTATCGGATTGAGTTCCAGCAAGGTCTTTTGAGGCGTCTGCAATAATTGCTTCACGCTTCATATTTTCCATACCAGCTCTCATTTCGAGAATAGTAGCTGTTTCAGTATTGAGTTTTGCTTCTAGGGATTCAACCTGTTCTGCAAGATCATCAACTAGATCAACTTTGGATTCTGGAACTTCAATATAAGACTCAGTAAACAGATCTTTCAAGCTGCTCATAAATGTCTCTGCAATCTCAGTTCTAAGACCGGTTTCAACCGCCAGTCTATTTTCTTCCATCCATGTTTCAACAACGTAATTTAAGTAACTATCGACTTTTTCGACTAGCTCTTCACGCGCTTCAGTAATAGCTTCAGAGGTTTCAGAGGCATATTGCTCTTCCATCTCTTCTACTTTTTCGGCAATTAAGGTTGCAGTGACAAGTTCCATGTCTGCAGTTTTTTCCATAATTTTGGAATTAACCGCAGCTTCGAAAATTGTAGAAGCTTTGCCCCTGAAGTCATCTGAAAGAGTTGCTTCGGATTCAACCAAAGCTTCCAGATCATCATCAAAGTTATATTCTACTAATTTTTCGTCACTTTCATCCAAATCCAATTCTGAACCAAAAGCTTCTTGATACAGTGTATTAATAACATCAGCAGGCAATGCAGCCAACTTAGTCATATTTTCCATATGTATCGTGTTTTCTTTTACTTTAGACATTGGCTCTCCGCCCCCAGCTGTGGGTGGTGTTGCCACTGGACCTTTTCCTTTTTTCGCTTCCTTTGCAGGATCGACTTTTTTGCCTGTTCCAGCGTCTTCAATACTATCGACTGCAGGCGCTTTCCCTTTTGCTTTAGGCGGACTAGCTTCGTTTACAACTTCCGTTGCTTCATCGAGCTCGTCATCCTGTTCGTAATTTTGATCAGTCATTTTTGACTCCTCTATTATTTGAGCAACGAGAGGAAATTCTTAAACTCACGAGTTTGCACTTCGTACAATCTCGTTCGCGGAGCTTTCTTAATTTCAGTCTCAATTTTTTCAATGTCTCGAGCTTCTATCACACCATTGTTCCATATCCAGTCGACCCCCTCCATAATGCCATTAACAAAAGCTTCTGGGGCGGATGGATCTTGAACAATGTCAACCGTTGCTAACATAAAATCATCTTTTACATAGTTGGTTCCATTACGATTCTCTAGACTTCCCATACCACGAGTTGATACACCTAGTTGTACGCCACCATCGAGTAAACCTTTAACAATTTGCCCCATCGGAGTGTCTAATATAAGTGCCTTACCCATCACGTTATTACCAGACCAATTCAGTTCGGTAATGCGATGGGATACTTTGTCTAAGTTTACAGTGGGACCATCTGGATGGTTCAATTCACCGACTGCTCTCTTAGGAATTACTTGTTCTTTGTTATATTTAGCGATAGCTTTTTCCATAATAGCTTTCGGATAAATCCGTCCATTACGATTTTTGCTCTCAGCTTGTGCAAAAATACCTTTGATCACATGATTTTTTCCGCCGCCGTCAACAGCTTCGGTCATGTAAGATATTTCTTGATCTTGGTATTCTGCAATTAGTTTCATCTTATTAACCTTTATTTTTAATCAGTATCATACGTTATTGTCCCACCATGATTTACTCATTTCGCCAATATCAATCGTATTAACTGGACTAGTAATTTTACGTACATTAGTATAAACTTTAGCGCCCGTAGCAGCATAAGTTCTAATACCATTTGTTTGTTTTAACCACAATTCTCTAGCAGTGCGTTTATTGAAAGATGTTGTACCTGGATCAGCGGGCGCGTTGTTATACTGATATCTAGTACTATTTGTAATTGCTACCCAAGCCATTTATCTTCCTTTATATTGCTTGATGAATTCTTTAGCCATTGCCACTGCTTCTTTTTCGTTAGGATAAATATCTAATTCATCACCGTCTATAGTCGTCTTAAATTTATTTTGTGCGAGTTTTTGTATGACCACATTTTTGCGGTCAATCTTTAATTTTTTAACAATCGTAGATCCGAGTAAGAGTTTACTCTTTAAATCTTTAAACTTCTGCATCGGCTATTTCTTCTTTTTCATTACTGTAGATTTTAGATGCAACATTAATTCTACTTTGATCTATCGCTGTGGATAATCTACTATTAATTTCACTAGCAAACATATCACTAGCAGAACTATAATCTTCTTCTCCTATTGCAGAAATAATATCTTTTAAAGGATTAGTTTCTGATGCATCATCATCAACAACATTTTCAATCTCGTTTTCAACTTCTTCCAATTCTACATCATCTATTTCGGGATTCATGTTATTCTCCAGTTTATTTAGTTATATTTATACATTTAAATCTTTTAAATAATTATTTATTTTCTTCGGGTTGGGGCTGTACAGGTTGATCTACACCATAATTAGGATTTTGATCTGCTTCAGCATTTTGTTGCTTCTCTGCTTCAACATTTGAGTCTTCGACATCTAGTTCTAAGTCTTTTATTTCTTGTTCATTTAATTTCAAAACAGTTTTCAAAATCCATTCTTTAGTGAAATATTCTCCAACATATGGATTAACCATATCTAAAGTTTGTAATCTTTCTTTTAAAATTTCGGTATCTTTAAGTTCTGAAAAATGATTATCTTTATTATAATCAACTCTAATGTCTCTTTCCCATTTATTCCAATCAGATTCAGTAATAACTTTTTTAAGTACAAGCTGCTTCTTAAGAATTTTAAGAAATAGTTGGGAAAAACGGTTACGAAGTCTGTTTATGAACTTTTGAAACTTAACTTCATCTCTACTAATTTCAGTTGATCGACCTAAAGAAAACTGTGATTCTTGTTCTAGTCTTTGCATAGGCACATTAAGAGACTTATACAAACGCTTTTGGAAATAAATGATATCATCAATCTGTCCTAGGTTATCACCTCCCGGAAGACTTGAAATTTCTGTACTTCTATTACCTTCACGACGGGGTAACCAAAAATCTTCGAGCATTGACATATGTTTTCTATCATCTCGTAAATCACCAGTATTAGCATCATATACCAATTTATTACGGTATTTAGCCATAATGTTTTTCATATACTCTTCTGCCTTACCTTTCGGTAAGTTGCCAACATCAATATAAAAAATTCTTCTTTCAGGAGCTCGAGCAAGTCTATATATGACAAGTGAGTCTTCCATCATTCGTAATTGATTAACAGGTTTAATAGCTTTTTGTAAATGTGAAAGAACTTTTACTCTTTTTTCATCTAACAATCCTGAAGTAACATAGCTAATAGAATCTTCGGTAAATTTTACCGCAGATCTTTGTGAACCAGCAGTCGCACCAGGAGATTCTTGATATACATAATATTCTTTTACATTTTCAATAATATCAGCGTTTGTTTGCTGATCTTTTTTCTTTTTAATTTCTTTTACTTTACGCATCTTAGGAGCATCAATGAAACGAATATCCTGAATACCCATTTTTTCATTACTTGGATCTACTACTAAATGATGATAAATTTTTCCGTCGACATACCATCTGCGAAAGATATCATGACCATCTTCTGAAAATTTTAACATTCTTAAAATATTTGAAAATTCTTCAGTAATCTGTTCTTTAATATTTTCACTAGCTTCAATATCATCTATTACAATACTTACACCTGGTATTTCGTCATCAATAACAATAGACTCATTAACAATATCTTCAATAGCAGCATCACATTCTGGATGAACAGAAACACCGCGATATTTCATTATTAATTGGTGATTATCTTTTGCTGCGCTACCATCTATATCAACATATTGTCCAAAATGGCCAGCGCCTGCTGCAGTTACATAACCTGCACCATCGTCGTCCTTCGAGGTAACAACTGATTTTAACTTTTCTTCTTTATCTTTTGATCCGGTTCTTTTAATTTCAAATCCGAAAAGCTTAATTGA